CGCCTCTTGGTGATTGCTCACTGAGCCATGCGCTTCTAGCGTTTAGGCTGATGTAGTCATCAGGTGACCTTCTTCGGTCGTCGAAAGACATTTCAACAGGACCTATTATGGGTACGCGTCAAATCTATGGGTACGAGTTGCGAGAGAACAAGATAAAGAGTTCGTTAACTGACACCTGGCATCCTACCGGTGAGAAGGCTTTTAGTGGAGTTATGACCACTATATCCTCCGGCGGTCCGATTCCTAAGTGGCGGCAACGGCTCCGTAATTGCATTCAAGCGACTACCCCATTGGATATTTCAGGTAGCATCATTACTTGTCGAAATGACGGGCTTGCTTATTGCAAATCCCGATTTGCGACATTGATCGACTACCAGGCAGCTAAAGGCACGTTGTCATTTCTTGACCACGTCCCCCCTGACCCTGCAGCGTATGTAATACAGTCTGTTGATAGCCAAGTCCGTATGAATATAATTGCCAAAATTCGTCAAGCACAGACCCAGATGAAGGGCCTGATCAGTCTTGGTGAACTAGGTGAGACTGTCCGTATGGTAAATTCAGCAGGACAAGCAGTCAACCGTGGTTTGTGGTCTTATCTCGATGAAGTCTCAAAGAGAGCTCGTCGGGGTCAAATCACTCCGAATCACATGCTGCGCTGGATTGGATCGAGGTGGTTGGAGTACGCGTTCGGGATTAAGCCCCTCATCGCAGATATAGACGACGGCATTAACGCCTTCGTTAAACTGTATGTTGGGCGGCCTCCCGTGGTGTTTGTTCGAGCCTCAGCTCAATCGTCGGAATCGAATCCGATGACAGCTGTAGACACGAATATCGCACGACACGCGGTGAAACTTACGCCTATGCGGCGTAATTTCTACAGTTCTCGTATCTATGGCGCGGTTAGTATATCTAATCAAGGCGTAGGTGCGGGGGCTCATGCATTCGGTATCAAACTCGATGAGTTTGTACCTACTTTGTATGAGCTTATACCGTTTTCCTTCCTCGCAGACTACTTCGTTAATCTCGGAGCAGTTATTGACGCTCTCTCCTTTAACTCATCGGTGATTAGGTGGTTGAACATCGGCAAAATGAGATCCTCTGAATTAGAGGTAATCCCATCAGTCGGTGCTTATTCGCTGACATCGCCTCCATGGATGAAGGAAGACGTCTCTATCGATCTTGGTACCCCGTTCAAGTTCGTTCGGTTCGCAAAATCTCGGAATGGTTTTTCAAATTATTCCGATTTAGTGCCCTCTCTGCAGTTCAAGGTACCCGGCGTTTCCACACGCTGGGTGAACATGGCTGCATTGGGTACACAGGCGCTGAACGTTTCCCGTCAGGTCCGTTCCTTACGAATCTGATAACCCCATTTCCTTGAGGTAATTACTCATGCCATGGTCTCCCGATAGTTCCACTACCGGCGGTGCAATCACTGGATTCACTTCACCAACATTCACGTTGGTGGATGACACAGCTCCTGCAGTGAACGCCAAACAAAAGACTGTTTCCGCCTTAGGCGGTACACAGGGTGTTGCTACGGCGAACGCAATTTCGCGGCCTTTTACGGCGACGTTCTACAAACCGGCATCCATTGTGGCTCTGCCGGCTGCGAATCCGTCGACTGGGCTGCGAGGTTCCGTACCCAATAATCAGTATAAGCTGATCATCCGAAAGGGTGGTTTTGCTTCTGCTGATGTCCCCGTTACTGCCGTCGCTCGTATTACGATCGACGTTCCGGCGGGGATGGACTCTTACAACCCGGACGAGGTCCGTTCGCTCGTGTCATTCATGGTCGGCCTACTCAATGAAGAGTCGGCTGATCTGGCTGATACGCTGCTGACGGGCGTCGTTTGAGGAAACGGGTATGGATTCCACTTCTAGTGGTTTCCGTATACTTGGTCGCGCACATTCTCCATGTGCCGCCGCAGGTCGCCTCCGCTATCATCGAACGTCTTGAGACGTACGAGTACTAGCTGAGGAGATCGTTGTAAGATCCTAGGGAGCTTAATCTTTATGGTGATCCAGCCTGAAGAGGTAGTCCAACTGCTCGAACTTGACCTGTGTGAACAGGGGTTGGAGAAATTCGACCTCATTCCACCAGACTTTTCAATTCGCCAGGCTGCGGCATTCAGTCTGAGGCGCTCGATAATCCAGAAATGGACGTATCAAAACACCTCGGAGGCAGATAACGCAGCTAAAGCGAAATTCCTTGCAATGAATCAACGTTGTAAGGATTGGAAAGTACCAGGGTCGGACGGCAATCCGCTCGACTCTTATTCTGAGATGTTGTATAACGGCCTTAAGACAGCCCTGTACGACTTTTGGAATCGCAAAGGCTTCCCTCTAGTAGATCACCCTTACGACGTGCTAGAAATGGCGCGTACTGGACCGGGTGCAAATATTGGAGCTAGAGGCGGCGACTTTTATACAAAGTTGTTTGCTTCACCTTTGACTGGGACTGACAGTTCGCTGTACAATTGGTACAGACGCTACGTATCAAAACTTCCCACTTGGTTGTCTGCTGAAAACTTCAGACGGGACCATTATGGGGAGATGATCGTAGTAAGTAGTAGTCGTCTTAGTTTTGTACCTAAGAATGATAAGATCTCGCGATGCATCTGTACTGAGCCGTCCCTGAATACATATTTTCAGCTCGGGTTTGGTATGCATCTCGAACGTCGACTCGCCGAGAGATATGGCATCTCCCTGGCAGATCAACAGTTCAAGAATCGAGATCTTGCCCGCCTTGGATCCATAACTGGAGGTCTGGTAACGCTTGATTTGTCAAGCGCATCAGACAGTATTTCTCTATCGATGCTCCGTGATGTTTTGCCAGCTGACTTCGTCCGCTGGTTAGAATGTTATCGGTGCAAAGAGACGGAAGTACCCGGGGTGGGGACTGTACCGTTATATATGGTTTCCAGCATGGGGAATGGTTACACGTTTCCTTTGCAAACATGTATTTTCGCTGCAGTCGTCACTGCTTGTGCAAGCTTTAGGGGAATACCCTAGGCCCAAGCAAGTTAGGAAACCAATGGGGCGTTTTCGGCGACGACATCATATGTCCTAGCAGTATTGCTAGGGATGTCGTCCACCTGCTGACGCTCCTAGGTTTCTTAGTTAACAGTGACAAGTCCTTTGTCGAAGGACCATTCCGAGAGTCTTGCGGTGCAGATTTCTACTTAGGCACTAACATCCGCGGTGTCTATTTAAAGGAGTTGAAGACCGTTGCCTCTCGCTATTCTGCGATAAACCAACTTCTCCGTTTTGCGACGCAACACGGGATCGAGCTTCGGAGGCTTATTGGCCGTATAGCAGAGAACCTGCCGTACTTGCCAGTGCCACCTTGTTCGAACAGCGATTCGGGTATCCACGTTCCTCTCTCGATGAATATATATCGTCGTGACAAATGGACTCAGTCCTATTTCTTTATAGGGCTAGAGCCAATGTTACCTCGGATCCGTATTCTAGAAGAGGAGGTTGTCGTACCTAGGCGCCAGAAGCGGCGTATCTACAACCCTGACGGGTTGATGATAAGCTTATTGCAGGGAGCGGTTAACTCTTGTTCCATTGGTGTTAGAACTGACACTAAACGGTATAGGAGAAAACGCCACTGTATCCCCTGGTGGGGGTACGGTGTACGTCCAGCTCGTGATCGACAAGATTACGAGATGGATTGGGG